AACTCGTACACAATTGACACTACTGCCGATAATGACCCCGCTACCAGCAGTGGATTTGGGGGTGGTACTACGCCTCCCACAGCTACATACCAAATAAACACAGGTGTATCTATACCTACAGCCTTTTCTGGCTGGGGTGCAGGGTTTTGGGGCGAGGGCACTTGGGGCACCGGTGGTACATCCACACGTAAACTAAGACTTTGGAGCCAAGGTAATTTTGGTGAAGACCTAGTGTTTGGCCCGCGTGGAGGTGAATTGTTCTTCTGGGACTCATCTGCCGCTACAGGCACACGAGGGGTAAAAGTAACTAGCTTGGGCGGCGCTAGTGAAGTACCAACGCAACAAAACCTTATTCTTGTGTCAGATATTAGCCGATTTGTAATTTGTTTTGGCACGAATGATGTATACACGACCACAGTTGACCCTATGCTAGTGCGCTGGTCAGACCAAGAAAGCGTGGTCGAGTGGGCACCATCCGCTGTTAATCAGGCAGGTAGCTTACGCCTATCGCGGGGCAGTGAAATTATAGCGGCAAAACAATCTAGGCAAGAGGTGCTTGTTTGGACAGATGCGGCTTTGTATAACATGCAGTACGTAGGTGCACCTGATGTGTGGACAGCACAACTCGTTGGTGAGAATATATCAATAGCTTCTCAGAACGCAGTGGCGTATGCAAATGGTATGGCGTTTTGGATGGGCAAGGATAAATTCTATGTCTATGACGGCAACACGAAACCTTTACCATGCTCGTTGCACAGGTTTGTATTTGCGAATCTTGACCTTAACCAATATCGACAAGTTACCAGCGGCTCAAACGAAGAGTTTCACGAGATATGGTGGTTCTACTGCTCTAACGGGTCTTCTACTAACGACACCTACGTCATATACAACTACTTAGAAAACATATGGTACCACGGCACCATGGCTAGAACAGCATGGGCAGACTCAGGTATACGTGAAGTGCCCATAGCGGCCACTTACACTAACAATATTGTAGAGCATGAAAAAGGCGTAAACGACAACGAAACAGGTACAGAAACGGCGATAACTGCGACAATTACATCTGCGCAGTTTGATCTACAAGACGGGCACAATTTTGCTTTTGTGTGGCGTGTGCTACCTGATTTGACTTTTGAAGGGTCTGTATCTGGCACACCTAGCGTAACTATGTCCTTGTTACCTCTTAAAAACTCTGGTTCAGACTATAACAACCCGTTGTCAGAAGGGGGCGATAACTCAGCTACAGTTACGAGAGCGTCGTCCTTTACAGTAGAAGCGTTTACGCAACAAATAAATACTCGTGTGCGGGGTAGGCAAATGGCGTTTAAAGTAGAATCTACCGAATTAGACGTGCAATGGCAGTTAGGCTACCCACGAATAGATATGCGGCCTGACGGGAGGCGATAATGGCTACAAATAATACACGCGTAGATGTACCTTTCCGTGCACCTGCATTGCCTATACCTTCGGCTAGTTACAACCCATCTGACTTTGCGCAGTTTAACAACATATTGCGGTTGTATTTTAATCAAATAGATAACCAATTTCGCCGCGATCCCCCACGCGAAATACAAGCACAAGCGTGGTTTTTAGGCTAATGGCTAATACATATAAAAATGCAAAGGTAGACCTTACCACTACAGACGCAACTGACATATACACAGCTACACAACAGTCAGCATCTGTAGCTAATAACGCCACGGCGATAGTTAAGTCAATTTTAGTATCTAACGACCAAAGCAGTGCTAGCACCATAACACTGACTATCGGCACAGCAATTAATTTATTTAACGTTAAGTCTGTAGCCGCTAACACTACAGAAGAACTCTTGTCACAACCTCTTGTGTTAATGCCCGGTGACACACTCAAAGCAACTGCGGCAGATGCTAATAGACTGCATGTAATTGTAAGCCTGCTAGAGATTAGTTAAACTATACGTCCCTTTTATGGAGGCGCATATGAAACTAACTTTTTTGGATGTATTTAACACTTGTGCATTTCTTGGCAAGGCCGTAAGTCGAGATTACGTACCCGCAGAATCACTTAAAACTCCCATCGACGAAGTATGTTTGGGCTTAGACAGCTTAGACGTAATGATGACTTTATCCTACCTAGCCGAAATCTACGGCACTCCTGAAGATGACGAAGGTGATGATTGGCCTTTACAGAGTATAGGAGATTTACAAACCCACATTATGCAAATTAAAACACTTGATCCAGAAACAACTTACGCAACTACAGAAGACATAGTGAGGGAACTTAAATGATATACATGACAAAATGCGAGACTATTTGCACTGAAAGACCAACACTCATAGATGACATACCCTACCCACAACACGCTCACATAATACCTGAAACATTTAAAAACGCTAAAAGAGGTATGGCATACCCTCCACACAAGTTAGTAGATAAAGTTATGCCCTCAAGTGTTATAGATTATGTAATTGATAACCCAGTAAAAGGCAAAACTGGTTTCATATTTGCCGCAGGTAATCAAGGCTGGATGGGCACAAACGGGCGGTATGACAAAAATCCAGATACACAGCTACATTATAAAGTAAAACTACCTTTTATCGTGCTTACGAACATCTATGCGGGCCGAATTGCCAGTATTATGGGGGCGCACGACCATGTATCTACAGACGCTAGCGCGTGTGCGTCTAGCTTAAAAGTGCTTATGGATGTACAGAATTTAATCAATAACTTTGGGTTTGATCGTGTGGTTGTGTTGGCCGCAGAGGACGGTGTAAACAACTTAATACTGGAGTTTTTTGGTGAGTCTGGCGCTAGCCTACAGTTTAAAGACGAAGACAAACGCCAACCCTCTGCATTTGACGCAGTAAACGGCGGGTTTCATATAGGGCAAGGTGCGGCCATGGCAGTGTTTGAGCGCGAAAGGCCAAATATGGCTGATCCACTTGCTCGTTTTCTAGGCGCTTTTAGTTCTTCTGAAGACAATACAAACCCGCTTAGCCAAAGAGACGACGGAGAAGGGTTTGTAAAAGCTATAGAAGGGGCATTATTTGTAGCCAAAGCAGATAAAAGTAGTGTAAACTTGGTGAAAACACATGGTTCTGGTACGCCAGTTAACAATGTCGCGGAAAAATCTGCCCTTACACGCACGCTAGACGATTTTATTGCTACGTCATACAAGCAAAGAATCGGCCACACGATGGGGGCAAGCGGATTATTGGAGACTGGACTGTTGTTAAAAGACATTAAAAATAACATTGTACCTAAGATACCAAACAGAACGTCAGACGATGACGTTTTCCTGTCTCACGATGCTGTTCCTCCTTCTGGTAATATACTTAGCTTAGCGGCTGGTATGGGTAATATTTACTCAGCCGCAATTTTTTCTGCGGAGGTGTAGTATGGAAGTTATTAACAGTAAGAAACAAATGCTAGATCCCCCAGCCATAATAGTAAAATCTGCGAAAATGCAAGACACGCAGGGGCTTAACGATACACAACTATTAGGCGCTGTAGGGGCGCAAATGTCGTTACCTAATGCTTCTACTGTGCAAGTAGGTAACACTGTATTTTTAACGTTTTTTGGTAAGACGCCTGAGACTAACAAAAAAGCTGTAGGTAGAGCGTTTAATGTGGATACAGGAAGAAACTTTATAAATAACGGCCTTCAATTTTTTCAATCTTTACAAAGACAAGGCGTGACGCACTATAGCACGCAGTTTAAAGGTCATGTATTTCTTAATGCGTTTAAAATATTTCAACGCAGAGCCGCTAAACAAGATACTAAAATATACATTGGTAGGACACAAGATGAGCAGTACAACGTGTATATATTATTTGGTAAAGAGCCTTTAGTTTTAGGAAAAAATAAATGAGTTTTGTTCTAAACGCCATAAGCAAGGTAGTCGAATGGGTAGGGGATTCCATAGAGGCCATTGGCGACTTTATTGTCGAGGAAATTTGGGAGCCGATATACGAGTTTCAGAAAGACCTTGTAAACGGTTTATTAGATGACCCCTTAGCTACCATAGCAAAAATTGCGGCAATTGCTACAGGCCAAACATGGGCCATACCTCTTATTGATGGAGCAAAAGTTGCCGCCGATGGTGGTGATTTTGGTGACGTGTTAAAGGCAGTGGGCACATCGTACGTTGCGCAAGGCGTGGGGCAAGCCGCAGGACAATATGCGGCAGGTACTGATTTTGGTTCAACAATACAATCAAGTTTAGATGTTAGCAACCAAACATTCATCAATGTTGTATCTGGTGAAGTTAGCAATGTCGCTACAAATGTAATATATGGGGTAGACCCATTTGAAAATTTTGGTCAAGCCACTTTATCAACGGCTGTTAGTACCCAAGTTGGTAGGGCAATGGGGTACTTAGATGAAAAATTTGATGCGTTTAATTTTGAAAAACTAGATGAGGCTGGCAATGTAATAGAAGGTGAGTTTAAACGCTTACCCGGCGCAGTACAAAACGTGTTGTCAACATCGTTAACGGCCACGATACAAGGCAAAGATATAACACCTGAGATGTTAGCGGGGGCAGTAACTAATGCGTATATAACCGCCGATACTGTAGGCAAAATAGCTAAATACTTGCCGGGAGATACAGGCGACTGGCTATTAACTAACGATGACGGCAGAACATTAGCCGCTTTAACTACTGTTGTAAACCAAACAGCCACCGTAGCTTTAGCAGGGGGGGATGCGGGCGAAGCCTTTAACAACGCTTTAACTACAGTAGGTAATGACTATATAAAACGAGAGTTTCAAGAAGGTGGTGGCTTACACTACCTAACAGAAGTTACGGTAGAGGATTTAACAACTGGTAAAATATTTACTGAATCTTATGATCGACTAACCGGTGCACACCAAGCAACAGAACTAGCCGCTGAAGAATTAAACGCCACATTTGTACAACTAGATCCTCTATACAAGGAAAGACAGGCAAGGTTTGCCGCCGCAACAGCAGACATGGAAGCCTACGAAGCGGCTAAATTAGCTTACGAAGAAGGGTTAGCTAATAAGTCTAAAAATCTCTCAACTTTAGGCGAAGAGTATGTAGCGGCGGCAGAATTTTTACAGTCATCACAAGATGTTAACGTCCAACGTATAATAGAAATAGATACCATACTAGGTTTTGAATCTATTGCCGATGACCCTAACACACCTGAAAATGAGTTTACAGCGGGTAGTGGTTTAATTGGCACGTTACAAACACAACGTGAAACCTATAACAGCGCCCTAGCGGATATAAAAACTAACAGAGATTTACTAGACTCTGAACTAAAACCCGCCACTGATGCAATAACAAAAGTGTATGTGTCGGTTATGACTGCTGATACATTTGACCCTGAATTTTTTACAGACTACGTAAACTCGTTTGCCATAACGCCAGAAGGTATGGCAGAGGATTATCAAGAAATAAACAATGAGATAGACGCTTACAATCGGTTTATAGCAGTAGACTCTAAAACAGGCGCACCAACTAGCCGAGCCGAGTACGACGCGAAAACTGATTTTGCTATAA